TGAGTTGGGGGCTGGAATGTACTTTGTGATGTCCTGATCGTCATACACCTGTGCGTTGTATTCGTTCAACTCAAACGATGCGCCAAGGTTGCCATCAGGCAAAGACACTTCAGACACACGCATCACCCTAAATGGCTTGTTTGTCCAGCCATAAGATGAGTTGGTTACAGTCACCACATCGCCAGCATCAACTTGAATGCCAACATATGCTGTGCTGAAACTCACAATCAGGTCTTCACGGGCTTGCTCAAGAATTCGAGTTGCAAGGTACTGCGCTTGAACTGAATCGTTGGTCATCGCAAACTGAACTGATTGCTTGTTGATTGGTTCGTTGGGATACAGCAAACCTGCTGGAGTCTCGTAATACACAAAATCAGATTGGTCACGGTTTTGACCGCTAGGAAACTCGGCTTCAATCTGGTTGACGCTGCTTGTAATGTCGTAAGCACTGACGCGAATCTCTCCAACAATTGAGTCATCATCAAACGCATATGCTGTTGACGCTTCTTTGTTGATAACGATGCTCCACTTGCCTTGCGCTGCGTTGTACTGATTCCACGAATCGCATACGATCATGATGGAGTTAATGTTGTTTAGGCATGATTGCCCTGTATCCATAACACCGTTAATCCGGTAACGAGGTTGTGTTTGTGCGCCTGTTGTATCTGTGTAAGGTATTAAGCCATCAGAGTAGGCATTCAAAGCAGTAGCCGAGGCAGAATCTACCAAGTCTGCTGGCATAGCGCCGCCATACTTTTCGTTTGTAATGTAATCGTACCAAACGTCCCCCGGCTTTGCTGCGCCAGTACCGTTAAGGTAATGGCTAACAGAAAAAGTCAGAGTCTGCATATTTGTAGTCTCTGCTTCACGGTTGTAATTCATTTTTACAATTGCAAAACCAAGACCGTTCATTTGACGGTTAGTTGCTGCCCACCGCAACTCAAAAGGCAAGTCTGAGCCGCCCATGTAGGTTGATGGCAAAGAGGCTCCGTTGGCAGAAGTAATAACACCCGCTTCTGTTGACTTGTACAAAGCTATAAACAGGTTGCCACTAACCTTAGTGTCTATGTTCCCTGCGCTGTCAGTCAGGCTAACAACCTTGGTCTGGTCTGTGCCATCAAAAGTAATTTTGCGATCACCCCAATACATATCTGCTAGGTCAAAAGAAAATTGACCGTTAGGGCTGATGTGTGAAATCGCCAAAACATAGTACATGGTCTTTGCATCGGTGCTTAATGCAGCATCTACAAACGAACCACCCATGTAAGCATCTCCGTACACAACAGGAATACTGTTTGTTGACGATGGAGGAACTTGTTGACGCACCCCGTTGTCTACTGCCTGATTGCTGCTGGAATCAGGCGCAAAAGCTCGGGCCATCAATGAAGACACAGCAAAGTTAATTGCGAAAGCAACTGCCATTTGTGCGGCAGATAAAGCAACACCTACGCCAATGCTGTAGTACGCCGCAACAATCATTGTCCCAACCATGTCTATTCCTTCACAAAACTTGCGCCGACAGCTTTGTATCCGCGCTTGGTGTAATTTATCAATGGGCCATTTGCTGAAACTGATGTGTAGGCGCAATGTATAGCACCGTCATTAAGCAGTTTACTGGCTATCTTGTCGTATTCAATCCACAACTTGCCACCAATCAGATTGTTTCTGTGTTCATGGTCTACCCACCACAACAACTCATGCAGTTCTACAACGTCAGGACACCAGATGTTGTTTTGCTTAATAGCAATTAAAGTCCCGGTCATGTGGTTATCAATTAAGATAAACCCACGACCATTAATGATTGAGAACAACAATTGCTCAACGTGCTTAACTGAATGTCTTGTCGTGTCGCCAAGAATGCTAACGGGGTACTCTTTTGAGTAAGCCTCCACAAACTCTAGCAATCTTGGAATGTCGTATCTTGTTGCAAGTCGAATCATATGCCGAATCGTCTTTGTGATGGTGCTTGTGTAACTGCTTGACTGCCTGATGTTGGCTCACCACCAAAGTCAAAGTATGACCCTGCAATGGATGGCACACGGCTCATGCTGTTGTCGTTCGGGTAAAAGGCTTGCCAAATCTTAGGAGTAGTGCGAACACCGCCAACCCTGTTCTCCAAGATTGTTCGGAAAGAAGCACACGACAAACCAACTGTTGCCACGCGAATACGCATCTGCTCGTTCCAATCCTCAGTGATTGAGTAATTGGAAACAATGCCTTGATAGCGTTTAAAGAACTGCAATGTAGGTGTTGTAATGATCTGGTTGTTTGAGTCCATAAAGCCACGCCAAACTTCAATGCGCGATCCTTTAATGTCAGACCCCAAAACAATTGCTACGTTTGTTCCATCAACACCAGTTAACGAAATGCTCAAGTCAGAACTATTGGCTTTGATATCACGCTTAATATCGGAAAGCTGCAACAGACTGCCAAGGTTTGTGAAGGTAATGCCACTTACCGTAATAGGCGCAGCAGCATTGCAAAAAGTGTAGGTGTTAGACGGCATCGTCAGCCGAATAAACTCAGCATGTCGGATAGACGAACTATCCAATGCTGTCATTGTCGTACTCATGTAATGTCCTCTCTAAACACAAACGCATCGTCCCAATTAACTAATGCGCTTGATGGATATGGCGTTAGTGTATAGGTAGGACACTTTTCTGCCAAGACCGTAAATTCACAAGCATTGCCAACACCCGCCAGTGTTCCTACAGACACACTGCCAATTACAGGGCGATGCAAGTTCACAGACACAGTTACACCTACACCACGCAAAACATCGCTTGTAACTTTGTATGAGTAATTGCCAAGTTGCAAAAAGTCGCCAGCCTTAAACACAAATCTGCTTGATGGCACTGCTGGCAAATTTCCCACGCTAATTGTTTGAGAGTTTGCAGCGGGAATAGCAGCTAATGTCAAAGCGTTTGCTTGTGCAATTGACAATTGACCTTGATACGCTGTAAACCAAGCTAAGTTTGCGCTGTTAAAAGTAATGGTTTCTGGCAACTGCCTGTCAAGGTTATCAATTGTTTGAATGATCTGACGAGAAGTCGCATAAGCCAGATAGTTGTGTGGCATAACAGTGAACACCCAAGGTACAGCAGTCAAGTACTGAGCCACACGCATTTGACCAGAACGACTGACCTGTTGGCCTACGGTTCTTCGGTTGTTAACAGTCATTGACTGTTGAATTTCAAACACATCTTGAAATGACATCAAGTTCTCCCGAAATTAGTAGACAGGTTTTTGTTGGCGTATTGGTTTGCCGCCCAAATAGTGTTTGAGCTACCAAGCAAACGATCTTCAAACGACTTAACGTCAATGGCGTTGATATAGTTGTTTGTGACGTTGGTGGTGCTGCCCATGCCCATCTGGTTGTTCGGAATAATTGTCCCAGAGCCTGATGGCATAAACAATTCTGGCCCACGTTCTCCAACAAGATATGGAGTGTTGTTTGTTACAGCGCCACCAGATGCCCTTCTGCCAAATCCAGCATCTTGTGCCGCCAACATATTTGTTTGCTCTGAGCCGGGAATCGTGCCATACGTTCCAGCAGCACTTATGTTTGCAAACGCCGCCCCAAGAAATCGCAAAACCATAGCTTTCATTTGAATTGCAATTAAATCTTGGATGATGCTACGAGCTAAGTCCTTCATGCTTAACTTTCCTGTCTTGACAAAGTTGTCAATGGCAGAAGACAAGTTACCAAACACACTGTCAAACACTTGCTGTGTACGCTTGGCAGACTCATCCATAGTCACAAACATTTTTGCAATTTCTTCTTGGCGATTAATATTGTTAAGATTAGATTGCTTGTCTGGCCCTTCTTCAACTTCTTTACGTTTTCTAGCGTACTCCAAAGAAATCTGAGCAAGACGCTGCTCTTTTTCTGTGGCGTAAATCATCTGATATTTCAACTCAAGGGATTCTTTTTGATATTCCATTTCCCTTGTTTTGGATTGATTGCTAGTTCTAATAGCGGAAAGCCTATTGTCTTCGGCAACATCAGCATCTGTTTTTTCTTTTTGTGTTCGCAAAAATTCTTCGTATTCTGAAATCCTATTTTTATCGCGGATTGCTTTAAGTTTTTCGTCACGTTTTAACTCTATCGTATAGATTTCAGCAGCAAGTTGGTCAGCAAGCAATTTACCAAAAACTCGTTTTTCTTCCGCAGACTTTTTATCAAACTCAAGATTTTTTTCTCGTATTTCTTTTGCGGCTTCTAATTCAATTTTTTGTCTTTCGTTTGCGCTTTCTACATCAATAAGATATTGATTGTTGGCAATCGCTTTTGCAATGGCAGCGTTAAGTTCTGTCTTTTTAGAAAAACCACCTGCCGCAGCATAATCTCCAATGCCCCCTTTTTCTTCTGGAGGAACTTCTGATTCTTCTTGTTTTTTAATTATTTCTTCAATTTCTTTTCGGCGTTCTTTAAGAAGTTGCAGTCTTTCTCTTTCTGCAACTTTGTATTTTTCAGGAGAAGTGCTTTTGTTTAAAGTAAATTCAATTGCTTCAATTTCTTCATTTAATTTTTTGAGAATCCCAACATTAGTTGATGGCCCAGCAATAGCCTCTTTAAGAGAAGCCCAAAACTTACTCATTGCATTTTTTGCTTGATCCCAAGCTGTTTCAAGATCACCTAGAATTCTTTTTTGAGCTTCTAATCTGCCATTTAAAATATCCGCAGTAAGTTTTGCAGCATCTTGTAATTTGCCAGCTTTTTCTAATGCTTCAATTTGCTTGTATTGAGCCAACGTCAAAAAGTTCATTTTGTCGTTAAGAGATTTTGCACCAGCAGCAGTTCCATTAAGACCAGACATTAACGCTTCTGCTGCTTGTTTACCATCAACGCCAGCAATTTTTGAATAAGTAAGAACGGCTTTTGTTACAGATTCAAGGGCAGTGCTAGTAAACTTTCCAGAAGAAACAAGCGCATCAAGAGCTTCTGTAGCAGTGCCAACCGTAGTTTTGGTAGCATCTGCAATTGACCTAGACATAGCAACAAGTGCGTTTGCTGTTGTTCCTGAGTAATTTCCAGTCAATGTCAAAGAATCTTGAAATTTATCGAACTCTTGATAGGCTTCATATGTTGCATATGCTACTACGCCCAACGCAGCGGCAACAGAACCAAGGCCAACAGTAAACGGAGTAAACAAAGACCCGATAGCACGGAACATATTACCCACGCCACCCATCGTATCTTTTAATTGACCGCCCTGTTGCAGTGCAGCAATAAATGGACTTTGACCTGAAGCAATCTGTGTAAAGAAATCGGTTGTCTGATACGTCAGGTTAATTTTTTGTTGCTCGTTCATTTTGAACGTAGCGCCAGCAGCATTCTTTGCAGCGTTAGCAACCTTGTCGTAGGCTGCGGCTTGTGCAAGAAGTTCTTGGGCTTTAGCAGTGCCTTTAATGTCTTTCAATCGTCCGGTTGCCAATTCACGCTCTATTTGCGTGACCTTGGTAACAGCGTTGCCATAATCTTCTGTTGCATACTTTAGCGACTGAATTTCTTTATCAGCCGCCTTCATTTCCCGCGCAATGGCGTTCTTCATCTTTTGCGTTTCGTAAGCGACCTTTTGCGCTTCCGTAGCAAAGTTGCCCATCTGGAGATCAAGAGCAATCCCCAATGTTGCTGCGTTTTGATGATTAGCCATTACTTCCTCTTTCTAGCGAGTTTCTGCGCGTATTCTGGAATTATTTTACCAAGACTGTTTTTCAAATCATTGATGACAGTTGTGGCCCCATATTGCAATGCTGGACGCAAAAATGGTCGTGCAGGTATTTTAGATGTGCCGTATTCTTGAGCCAATGAAACAGCACTCTTTTTAACAGAGACAATTGCCAGAACAACAGAATTCTCGCCAATGCTAGGCGCATCTCTGTCGTTAGGAGTTGTTAGCCGCGACTTCAGTTTGAGGGTATCCCTCATGTGAAACGGGCTGTAGTCGCTACGAGGCTTTTCGTTGTCGTAGGGGGCATAGGCTAGGGCGGCGTAATAAACGCTCTGCATGGACTCCTCAGCGGCCTTGGCAAGCGTTTGCTTGAGCACCACATCCATCTTGAATCCATTGGCAAGGTCAATGATTTGCTGCTCAAACTCAGCAAAGCCTGAAAGCTGGAACTTCATGTCCTTGCCTTCAAAGCCTTGCGTATCAATGTGTTGAGCCATGCTACTCTTTCAGGTAAGCCTCCGAACCCGGTCTAGTAGCCAAGAATGCCATCAATTGCTTGCTGGCTTGCTCTTGCTGTTGTTCCTTTGTCAGCGGCGGGACAATGTATTCGTGCGTTGATGGAAGAACATCTTTCATCGTAAACGGTCTTGTTGTCTTTTGTATTTTCGAGTTTAAGTTGCCTGTGGTCAAGGAACTCAAAGCCAGCAAAATAGCTTTGTTTCCCAACATACCATCCGACAACATAATCTCGATATTCCGCATATCGTCTACAGGAACATCATCAGGACACCCACCATGAGCGTAAACATACGCTCTGGCTTGAAGGTGAATGTCCCAGATTAGTTTTTTCGAGAGTCCTTGTAACCGGGCTGAATTGCCTCAGAGATTTTGGCAAGGACTTCCAACTGAACAGCAGTAGGCCACTCAGCTTCAATGTCTTCATAAGTAATTTCATCAAGCGTCCCATTTACAGGAACCAACAGCCTGATGTACTCGACCATTCGGTTTTCCATCTGCAAGATGGTTTGCACCAGTTCTTTGGTAGACCGACCTTCAATAACCACATCGTCCTCCGTCACTACAACACCATCAATAGTGCCAGTGCGGAAAGATGAAGTCATCTTGTCAAAGCGTTTTTGGAATTCGGCTTGGTCAAACTTCTCAATGCGCTCTTGCATAGCATCAAGCTCTTTTGTCAGCGGAACACGAACCTTGAAGTTGTATCCAGCAAGCTCAAAAGACTTGGTACGCAAATTGGGGATTTCGCCAAAGGCAGATGTAAGTTTTGTCATGGTTTATCGTGTGGCTTTAATGATCTTGTGGTAAATCGACTCATTGACGCTGATGGCGTAATCCACCACCTCGTCAGGAGTCATCTTATCAGCGTGATACCTTGCAATGTCATGTGCAAGAGCAATCGCCGTGATTCTCTGTTGTTGAAACCCAAACCAATTCTTTGAAGAATCGGATTGGGCTACAAGGAAGTTTAGAAGGTCATTACTGTCTTTTACTATCATATCTTTTTACTCTGTTGTGTCTGGAGGGACTTCTTCAATGACCACTACGGGAGCAGTCACGTTGTACTTCTTTAGCAAAGCCAAAGCAATGGCTTCTGCTGTGTCAGGTTTGGCTGTGGCCTTGGCAAGCTCCGCAGCATCCACCACCATGCCACGGGCAACAAGATTAATGTCGCCGTAGCTGGTCACAATTGCTTCGATTGCGTCAGAGACTTTCATCAGTTGTTCGACCAGCCGTACTGGTTGCCCCGTGGATGAATAGTAAATGTGCATTTGGCTTCAGCGCCGGGTGCAGAGTCAATTTGGAATTGACCAACACGACCGTTAAACGCATAAGCAACAGTGTTTGTGCTTTCAACTGCTGCAACCACGAAAGTACGGTCAACAACACCAGAGTAAGCGTCAGCACGAATCTGCAACAAGGCTGCGTCAGACGGGTTCCAAGCAGCAGTAATGGTCATGCTTGTAGGAGCCGCTTGCACAGGAATCTTGTCGCTTTGACGGGAGCCAGCAACACCGAAACTTGCCACCGCATCATCCATGCCAAAGGCAGGGATTGCTTCAACAGGCACAGCAACACCAGCACCGCCAGTACCGTTGGCTGAAGTGCCCACGATAGTGGTTACTTGAGCAACCCACACAGACAAGTTAGCGGTTGTCAATGGAGTTGGAGTAGCAGCCGATTGCATCCACAACGATGCGGCAAAACCGGGAAGAACTTTTGCAGGGATAGCCATGATGACTCCTTAAGCGTTGTTAGACCAACCGTACTGATTGCCACGGGGATGGATGGTAAATGTAGCCTTGGCTTCTGCACCGGGAGCCGAATCTACTTGGAACTGGCCTACACGCCCGTTAAAGGCGTAATAAACGATGTTTGCACCCTCGGTAGCCGAGACAATGAAAGTGCGGTCAATGACGCCAGAATAGGCATCAGCACGCATCAGCAACAAGTTGGTGTCAGCAGGGTTCCATGCAGCCGTGATGGTCATGGATGTAGGAGCCGCCTGAACCGGAATCTTGTCAGATTGACGCGAACCAGCCACGCCGAAACTGGCAACAGCATCATCCATACCGAAAGCAGGGATTGCCTCGACAGGAATCAAGTTGCCAATAACAGCCAATGGGCCAACGCTTGCAACCAAGGACAACTGAGCAGTAGTCAAAGGAGTAGGTGTGGCTCCGGGCTGTGCGTACAGAGCCGCGCTAAAACCGGGAAGAACTTTGTTTGGTAAAGCCATTTTGAGTATCCTTCAAAAGTTGAACAATTGTCTTGTTTTACGCCGGGATGTCAATGGTGCAATCTAAAAAGATTTGCGCCATCTTTTCCTCATCGTTGTAACTGTTGTACAGCCACATAACATCGGCTTTAGATATGTAAAAGCCTTCTGCTGGACTGCCCAAGATGCCGCTATACCCGTGCAAGGCTTGCAGAATCTGATTCGATATTGTAAATCCATCTTCAATCTGTTGAGTGAAAATAGAAATCTGGAATACAGGACGGTCAATACCTTTGTTGCTTTGCTGTGTTCCCGTATATACAGGCTGATGCACGTTTCTCAGCATCCAAGTAATAAACTTAGGCTGAGTGGCAAAGTTGCGGTTAAAAGACGCATACACAGGCACAGGCGTGACAATGTTAGCCAATTGGTACTGGATAGCTTTGCCGTAAACAACAGGGTTTAGTTGAGTTGCCATTAGACCGCCGTAACTGGATCAGAGCGATAGCACAGAAACATAACTGTCATACGATCATCAGATTCCCGCGCACTATCAATACGCCAATCTTGCCCACGATATGTAATCGAATACAGATTTTGATTAGCCACCATCAATTTTGTGTTTCTTGTGTAATTGACCGTGAAATTAACCATGTCTTGATACAAACGATATTTGTCTGCAATCTTGAGGCTGTTTGCTACTGAAGCCACTCTTGCCCGAGTTGCAAACCACAATGCCTGAACAGTAGCAGACTCACCAAAATCTGACTTAGTAAAAGTCAGGTTGTTGACGTTGATGTTTTCAAAACGAGCAATTGCCATTTCTTACTCACATGATGAGGGGTTTGTACAATCTTAAAAGCGTTGTCACGCCAAACGGAATGTCTTTTAGCTTTGTTTCTGTTGCATTTGCACGGTTGTTGTACAAGTGCGTTAGCAACAACAAACCAGCTTGTTTAATCACAGGATAAGCCGCCAATGGGTTTGCCACAGTTGAGTATTCCACAATGATCGGCGCAGTCATCACTGTATTGACGTTTGTCGGCAGATTGTTAACCACTACTTTGTTGCCAGAAGCATCATAAAAGTAGTTGGTGTTGGCAATGGTTTGAAACACTGGTGGAAAAGCATCGTTCCAATAGCCAACCAAGTTTATTGTCAAACCGGGTTGATTTGGCGTGACGTTTTGGCTGACTTGAGGAAGATCAAGACTGATAGGTGACGCAACAAGGCTTTCAGAGCCGTACCAGACGCGATAAGTTACTGGAAGGATAGACATGCCCAAGTAATCTTCAATCGCTTGTCTAGTGGCGATTCCAAGGCTTGAAATGTATGAATCTTGACTGACATCATCAAACAAGTTCAGTTGGTTGGTCATTTCATCAAGCGTCAACCATGCTGTCGAACTATCACGCCCAATCTGTTCAACCTTTACATAGTTAAACGGATTGCGCGTCTGAGCGCCAAAAGGCGCAGCGTATTGATAGTTATCAACGCTCATTTTTAAGTCTCGATAGAACGAACACCAGCAAAAACATCACGCACTGTGCTTACCATACGCTTTTCAGCGTACATGGTCGTAAAACCGGGCGCAGTTTGTTCAAAAGCCTGAATGGTCATTTCTTCCACATCGGCAATCGTCATAAAACGAGGCCAGTTGGCAAGATACATCGACTTGCAGCCAACAGTAGCAGTTGCGTCCAAATATGGGTTAGGAATCACAGGAAATCCATACACATGCAGCAACGAACCTGCTTCAGCAGAACCTGTTTCTACAAAAGAATAACCAGAGCCACCGTGAGCATAGTCTCGCAAAGTTTGAATGGCTGTTGGGTGCATCATCCAAGCAGTACCCGGCAGTGACCAGTATTGCGCTGGCAAAGCATTTGCCATTGCTGACAAAACTTCTGCTTCAAGGCCACCAGTGTTGTTGTAGCCAACAGTCCTGATTGTGTGGCGACCATTAGTGATGGCTGTACCGCTTGTTCCAAAAGCAGCAGCAGCGCCAGCAGCGCCGGGGTAGCTGTTCAGGCCACGCAAACCATCAGTGCCACCTGTAGCTGTAGTTGTTGAACCTGCTTGGTCGTTGTTGAGGCCGCACGATGCGCCTTCCAATTGAGCAAATTCCATCATCAGGTCTTCAACCAATTCGGCTTGCAGACCATTAACATCAGACAGCACAGCAGAACGAATTGGCATTTGTGCGGTAATGACACGGGTGGGCAATTGCCAAATGCTAGTGTCAATGTTGGGTGAACCGCTGTTGGGGTTAATTGTGTAGCCCCAAGGGTTTGTGCTGTTGGCAGCGTTACCAGTTTTGGCAACAAACTGAACAGCGGAATTACCGGGTACTTTAATGTTTCGTGCGCCTAGACGAAACGGGTTTGCATATCGCAAAGTAGCAAATGCGTCATCAAAGTAAGTGCGACCACCGATATTCAAGCCTGAACCAGTGATAGCAGATGCCTCGCGCAAGTCAATCGTGACTTTATCGCCAGTTTCCAATGTTTGCTTAATTCCAGACAGGATGCGTTCGGTAATGGTCATATCAGTTCCTAAATTATTGGCACAAAAAGGAGGGGCATTTACGCCCCTCCGATTTATCAGGTAGCTGTAGCTGTTGAACGATACCGAATAAGGGCATTCGGGTCGCGTACAGAAGTTGCCAAACGCTTCTCACCAAAGAAGGTGATAAAACCGGGCAGCGTCTGGTCGTAGCGGCGCATAACCATGTTCAAACGATCAATGATTGTGTGACTACGGCTCCAATCACCAAAGTACATTGGGTACAGGCTAGTTGTGCCAGCAGAACCCGCTGTAGTTTGGCTAGGAGTGTCCAGATACTTGTTCATCACAACGTCAAAGCCAAGCATTTGACCAATAATGCCATCAGGGTTCAACGACTCCATAGAGTTGAAGATCGGACGACCATTGGTGTCTTGCAGACCACGGATGGCTTGAGCCAAGATTGGGCTGACCATGAACTTGGTGTTAGGAGTCCAATACTGCTGTGGCAAGGCGTAGACAGTGTTAATAACATCTTTGTAAACAATGTTGTTCAAACCAACAGTGTTGACGTTAGAGGTCAACTGGTCATAAGTAGCCAGCGAGTGCAGACCGCTTGAAGAACCAGTGCCAGAAGTGCCAAAAGCAGCAACAGAAGTTGTGCCACCAGTGTAAGTGGCGTTAGAACCACCGTAACTATCAAGGCCGCGCAAACCGTTAGTTCCACCGTAGGGGTTAGTACCCGACTGAGCAGCTTGGTCGTTGTTCTGGATCATCGACAAGGCTTCGGCTTGAGCAAACTCAGCCAGCATATCGTCAACCACGTTGGCTTCCAGACCGTCAACGTCATCCAAAGCAGCAGTACGGATTGGGAACTGCACGTTCAAGTCTTGCAGAACCAATTGCCAGATGCTTGTGTCTTCAGTTGTGGTCGAGCCGTTGTTCTGGATCGTATAGCCCCATGCCACACCAGCATTGCCAGTTTTGACACGGAATTGATAGCTAGAACCATCGGTAGCCACAGTGCGCGACAGACCACGCATGGGGTTAGCCAAACGCAGAGCAGCAAACACTGGATCGTAGCCAGTACGACCACCCTTGCCATCACCGCCAGCGGTCAAGGCAGAGGCTTCTTTCAGGTACGCATCCATTTGGGCTTCGTCTGCAAAGATTTGCAGTTCTTTTTCCAAACGGTTGTTGCCTTTGTAGAAAGTAGCCAGTTGCTCACGCACCGAACGGTTCACATCTTGGCGAACAGTCTTAGCGGGTGTGCGAATGAACTCAGGCATATTGATAGAAGCAACTTTGGCTTCTAGAGCAGAAACCATCTCGCTGAATTCAGCTTTAACAGCCTCAACAGCAGCAGGGATTTTGGCTTCTACAGCAGTGATGCTTTCGGCTTGTTTAGCTTCGATAGCATCCAGTTTTTCGAGGATAACTTGGGACATGATTTAACCTTTAAGTCGTTTATCAAGGAGTTTCAGAAGTTCACGTTGCTCAAGAGCAGCAAGAATTTCTGCTTCGGTTGCCTCCGCATCAGAATCACTCTGGTTTGGCGCAGTTTCAATAGGCACTTCAACAGCATCACGCTGTTCAATTACCGTCTTGAATACAGATGCGGCGGCAACCGACATCTGCTTGGACAGACCTGCATCCCGCAAGGCTTCTTCCAATACTTTCAAATCAGCAGAGCCATCAGGTCGGAAATATTCCAACTTTTTGATTTCTGCTGCCATGTTATTTGGGTGCATTACCACGCTAGTTTCACGCAGACCACCTTTGGTGATTTGAAAATAACCAGACTCATATGGGTCATCAGAACCAATGGTCATTGCTTCGCCATCTTTTTTAACCCACTGATATTCTTCAGCATAAGCGCCAACAGAAACACCGCCAAACATATTGGGAGATTCCTTCATCACTTGGTAAAGATCAGAGCCAGTTGTGGTGTTGAGATACAGGCGACCAGAAGCATTCATGCCATCGTCATCCATCTCAATGCTTGTCCACTCTCCTACGGGGATAGCGTCAGCATTGTGGTTAACATACATGGGAAGTGGTCGGCCCATTTCGGCAAACTCTTTGGCCCATTGCATAAAGCCTTCTGGCTTATAAAAGAACTTGCGACCATCAGCGCCTTCCCGTGCGCCCCAAGTCGTAATGCGAGCCTCAATCTGTCCAGACGGTTCGCCGTTGTGCGATTTCTCGTCCAAGTTCAGCTTGGCTTCGCAGATAAGATTCAATGTCTTCATTGATTGCCCCTAAAGCAATGGATTGGTTATTGTCCTGTATTTTAGGGCGCTGCCCTAGAAGTACAGGCAACTGTTTAGGCCGTTTGACCTGTTTGGCTAATGCTACCAGATATTGTGTATCAGTGTGCATGATATATCAAGTCGCGCCTATATTCATCTTTTTGGTCTGATTGCCACCACCGCCACCAGTATCTTTGGGGCTGCTACCTGCAATTGGCTCGGCAGGTTCAGGCTCTTTTACCAAATCATCACCACCGTCCATAGATGGCAAATTCATGTAGTTACGGGCTTCGTTAGGTGTCATTATTCCACCTTTTACGCCAGCAGTAGCAAAGTTCATTTGATCCAGTGGTGCGCCCTTCAGGAAATCCTTAGTGTCAAACTCAACGCAAAGGCTTGGATAACCCTCAAGCAAATGCTGCGTCAGTTTCTGCTGAATGTTCACAATTGTTGGGTACATGGTGGTTTTGTAGAACTCATCCAAAGCCGTTTGGCTATTGTTGAACTTGCCATCATGGATGCCGATCATAGAAGGCGGCACACCAAACAACCCACAGATGCGGCGCATCGTCTGTAGCTTCAAAGCAGCAGCGTCAGTGTCTTGCAAAGTCAGCATCTCTAGTTTCTGATACTTCATGCCCTGATCCAGCAACATACCCTGACCCGGCTTGCTTGGGTCACTGGTCTTGCTGCCTGTCATGTTGTTCCACGCCTCTTTCAGACGGGCTGCAATCTCTTTGTACTTGCCATCAGGAATAACTTGGTCGGTCACAAACATGCCTGAAGGCTTTGCACCGTTCTGCATAACAAAGTTGGCGTAAAGGTCGATGTCTTGGTCAAGGCCAACCAATTCAGTCGCCAAAATTGCTTTGTTAAAGCCAGCAGAGCCTTGCCAAGCCATTTCCTTGCCGTGCATGACTTGGAAATACTTGAACTCATGGTCTTTGTTGAAACCATAGCTAGGCGTAGACAGTCGGAAGGTTGGATAACGTGTAGGCGTGATATTCACGGCAATCAGCGTTGAATCCAACACATACATTTCTAGCGGAGTCTCTGTAGAACTGTTCTGGTCCTTCCTCCACCACAAGGTAAAGGCTTCACCAGACAATTCGTACCACATAAGCCACTGATACCAGAACTCATACTTGCTCTGGAAGTTGTTAGGGTTACCCAATAGCTTGGCAACTTGCTTGGCTTTGGCCTTATCTCGCGCACCAACACCTTCACCCCTAATTGCATCAACCGTTTTGCCATCTGCCGTTTCGCAGCAAATCTTAATTGGCAACTGCGCCAAAGCCCGAGCCTTTACCCCCACACAAGACATGATTGTGCTGTTTCTGGTCAGCACAGACATATCTACCGGGCGACCAGCAGTTGTTGTGCTGGCAGTCGTTACATAGAGGATTTGAGTGTTAACACCAGCACGTTTATCACTGCCTTGATAGACAATGTTATTGCCCAAAGCAGTCTGACCAAACAATGTATTGCTCTCAGACTGAGTGTTTTTACGCTTGAAAATGTCAAAAATTGCCATGATTTCCCCTCAATTTTCTACACTTTACCACTCTATTGCTCTAAAGCCAAATGAATCACTGACAAACACGTTATCCAAATGGCAGTGCAAAGCCATAATCATGGCAATAATACCGTCCACTTTGGCTGACGGGTCTGCTTCATTCTTCCTGACTTTTACGTTGCCGTTGACATCGGTGTAAACCTCGCAGTTACCTAGTTGCCAACCAACAAACGGGTTGCCATCATGGTGAATTGCCTTCTTCAGAATCAATTGCTCAGTGGTCTTAGACGGGTTTGACAACATAGCCATACCCTGACCAACTTTCTTTACAGGTAATCCATCAGCGTACAGGTTAGCTACCAAAGCGGCTGCGTTATATGGATCGTAGCCAACTTCTTTAACGCTGTGCTTTTCGCATTCTTGTTTAATGTACGACTCAACTTCATTAAGGTCGGTTACGTTACCCGGCGTGAGCCTTAAAATGCCACTTGCATGAGCCTGAGAAAATATGCTCTTGTAGTGGTTTGGAATTAAGTCAATAGATTCTTCCGGTAGAAAGAATTGGAACTTGGCATAAAAATCTTCTTCGCTGTATCTGTGCAAAGTGCAAACAGCATTCAAATCTCGCGTGTGAGCCAAGTCAAAAGCAACAAATGTAGCTTCAGGCTTTTCTTTCGGCATTGGAGTGACCGATTCATCCCAATGTCTTCTGTCAACCCAAGCAGAATTAGCCGATACATAGATATTCAACTGCTTACACAGGAACTCGTTCAGGCTTGCTGGCTTGGCAGACGCTTCTTCAGCCATTTGCTGAATGTGCTGAGTCGTGACCGATATCCCAAGCATCGGGTTCGCTTTGCCCCATACCGCAGGGTCAGCCCAATTATCGCCGGGGTCAATGCTATAAAGTAGGCCAAACCAGCGATGACTATCAGGAGCAGCGCCACGCAACACGCTACGGTAGTGCGAAAGGTCTTCAAAGAACTTGGTTTCCTTAGTAAAGCTGGCAGTTGTCAGGTACATCCTCAAAGGGTTCTTGCGAGCGCCCATACCCGAATGCAAGACCTCAATAGACTGTCTCTCAGTAATCTGAGCAGCCTCATCAATCATTGCACAGGACGGGTTCTTACCGTCACCTGTCTTACGGTTTTCGCGTGACAGCGCACGGTAAGTAGAGGTCGAGTCGCCAGCCTTCTTCAGTTCACTGCGGTAGGCAATAAACTTAGCTCCCAACTCTGGCCTCATGTTTTCTACGATAGCCTTGGACGAATCAAAGCAAATAGACGCTTGATCCCTGTTGGTAGCCAGAGTAAACACTTCAGCACCAGCATCACCAAACTGCAACTCATACAGCGCAATGATGGACGCAATGGTTGTCTTGCCTGACTTACGAGGAACGAACAAAATGACATCAGTGACATAACGGAAGGAGTGGTCACGCCTGTCCCTAAACCCGTAAACGCCAGCCAAGTACATAACCTGAAACGGCTGTAGCTCAATTGGCTTCCCGGCATCTGGACCTTTGACATGGCGGCAGAACTTGACGAATTTAAGGATGTGTTCAGCCTTGGCAGGGACAAACTCGTAAGGCGCATCCTTACGTTCGACCATATCCAAGAACCGTTGGCAAGCTAGTTTGACATCCTCACACGCCTGAATGTCACCCCTAGTTACCGCTACCGCATACTCAAACGCAGGGTTAAGCAGTGGCGAATAGCTCATCTACATCACTCACTTTTGCCTTCAACTTTGGGCGACCACGGGCAACAAGCCCCAACTCAGCCAGCATCTTGACAGCCTTGTCAGCCATCTCAGTACGAATCTTGTACCACGGACTTGTGGCATCCCCTGAGTTGTAAGTAAACGTGTGGCCTTGCTCACGGATGTTGATTTCTGCTGTCAGCATACTGTCAACAGTAATGACTAGCGCACCAACAAGCAACTCATCTGATGCCGTGAGCGTTCCTGTCGAGGCTTCGACTTCAGCGCGAATAGCAGTCTCAAACGCAGACCTGTCCCAAGTGGAAGGGTCGTTTAAGTAGCCGAGAATGTGACGAGGTTTTTTTGCCATAGGGTTAGTTCCTGTTGTCTTGTCATGCTTTAGCGTACCACAAACCGACAGTTCGTACACCCACTCCTGACTTTGCATCTCTACGCAATCGTCCCCGCGCCTGCTCCTACGCCAAAGCGCAAACTTTTAGTTTCAAATTGTCCGCTTGGTACGGCATGGGTACTACTTTTTGAGGGATGGCATGGCTTGTTGATGCTATATTGCAAACACAAGCATTACATAATGGGATGTGTACTGTATGGATGCACAGGGTAATGGTGGATATTAACCAGAAGTAATTACAGAATGATAATCAGAAAGGGAATAATCCTTTTCCCCATTAACTGTGTAATGTCTGTATATACCCTTTGATTCAAGACCTGTTTTGAATGAATGATGGGATTCGCACAGGCTTTGAAATATGTTGGATTTAAAGGCATATTCACCAAGTGCAGACCATGCGAATAAATGGTCAATATGCTCTGCTTGGGTTATCTGGTTATTCAATAAACAGGCCTGACAGAGTGGCTGTTTAGATAACTGAATGGCTCTTTGCTTGGCCCATGCAGCAGTCTTGTAATGGGCATTGAATGCTTGTCTGTCTTGGGTGGTGGTCTTGGGTGGTGCATGCTCTGCACAAAAGCTGCTTCCTTTGACAGAGGGATGCTTGCACCTGTATTTGCTGCACTGTGTGGGTGGTGATGTGGGCATCTAGCCATTATCCACACGTTATCCACAAAACGTCAATTTATCCACAGATGTGCAAGATGTGGGCCAGAGTTATACACAGGTTGTCAGTCTTATATAAGACCAAAATCTGTGGATGAATAGCACTACCAGTGTGGATAACTTTTGCCAAGGGGTAAGCATGGGGAAAGCCCAAGTGGGCTAAAAAGTGCCTTGTAGGCCTTCTATTGGCTTTGCTCAAAAAACAGGCAGATTCATTCAGCCCATCTAGATGCTGCATATATCTATATGTGCAGACTTTCTATAGAAACATAGGGTTATCCCTAAGAATAGTTTTGTGTGGATAACACTAAAATCCAAAGCATGGGACAGGATGACGCAGCCCATACACAGTTTAGCAAACCAAAGGATTAAATTATGAACAGCAAGCAAATCAAAGTAGCACAGACAGTCACTAAACGTGAGTATGTTGAGTGGAAAACTTGCAAATACATCGGTGGTGAGTTGACTTTCACTATGGATGAGATAGGAGACAAGGTATTCATTCAAGGCAGCAACACACAGTCAAAGCACTGGTTTGACACTCACTTCATTGTCCAATTCACCATTGGCCCTAAAGGTGGCCTTAAAGTCAAAGTCTGCAAGTAATCAACCCACAGGAGAAAACACCATGACCACCACAAAAAACCCTTTTGATTCCTCTTGGATAGAGCGACTCTCTAAAAAATTGGAAAAGGAAAGAACCATGCAAAACCAGTTTTTATTAGATGCTGCTCCTGAGCTGCTGCTGGCCCTCAAAGTGGCATATACAAGCATTGAGAGAAGCACCATGCAAATGGGCCTTGACCCTGCAATGGATACCGAATGCCAGTACATCTTGTCTGTTATCAAGAAAGCCACTACAGGAGAATCAAAATGAAATATCAACCAGCATTCAATGTGTGGGCCATGCCCGATGCTTTCTATAAGCACATTCAACCCGGTCAATGGGTCTATGCAGGAGACAAGACTAACAAGGGCATCTTCTTAGGTGTCAGGAAGTCAGGCACTGTAGTGGTGGCTTGGTACATGAATGCCAAGTCCCATAAATCATTTCGTGACTATGTGAAGACCCTGCATAACTACGCCACAGGCAAATAAGGAGAAGACGCCATGCGAAAAATTCTTGGTATTGATAACGGTCAAGGCTTTAAAGCCACTCTGTATAGAAACGCTGAGTGGAATGAATATGTGGTCAAGTTTTACGAAAACGGGAAAGTCTTAAAAGATGCTGACTATCACACAGACGATAAAAAGGATGCTTATGACACTCTTAATAAATGGGCAACACAACCAAGCAGACTGCAGCAGTCGTGCGCCTTGACAGACTTAATTTAAGGAGAAACCAAGATGAAAGCCTACAAGCACTTAATCAAGCATGCCTTGTCAATGGGTTGCACTGTCTCTGTGTGGGATGGTGAAGAATGGCAAGTTAAAAGAAGCACTGGTTACAAGGCCATCATTGATGCCATTGAATCAGTGGAAGAAGCACAGCTTAGATTCAGGCAGAAAGACGCCATTATTGGATGGGCTTTAGTGTCTGCCTTTGGTCTTGAAGATGATGAAACAGTGGTGGACTACACCTGTACGCCATTTATGAATGAATGGTCTGAAGTTTATGAATCAACAATCTAAGGAGAAACAGAAATGAAAGAAACTATATTGGACATATTGACAGCGATTCTTTTGGGCCTTGTGCTGTGTGGTTTTGCACTGGCCTATTTTGATATCCTGACTTATTAATCAACACAACACAAGAGAAGACAAAATGCACAAAATATTTATGCTTAAAAAAGTGGCTTCCACTATTAATGGTGGATTAACTCAAACTTCTAAGATGCCTTGTAAGTCTTATTCTCTGCCTACTGTGGCTTGTATTACTGGTTACAAAATGGCACAGATTAAAGGCAGCATTTGCAGCACTTGTTATGCAGACAAGGGTTTCTATTCGATGTATCAAAACACCATACAGCCTGCACAACACGCTAGATTAGATTCTCTGACTAGTGAGCACTGGGTTGCATCAATGGTGGCTTTAATTGGGCTTGATGCTTACTTCAGATGGCACGACAGTGGAGACCTTCAAGGCCTGTGGCACTTGGAGAAAATCGCACAGGTAGCAGCACAGACACCAGACACCATGCACTGGCTACCTACAAGAGAATATTCAATGATTAAAGAATATATCTCTAAATATGGCAGTCTTCCCGATAATCTTATTATTCGGTTATCTGCTATGTATCCAGATCAACCAGTAAAAGTGCCAAGCAGCCTACAGGGTATTAAAAATATCACTGTATCTAATGTACATACTGGCTCACCTATTGGCGAAGCTTGTAAAGCACCTACACAGGGTGGTGAGTGCAAAGAGTGCAGGGTCTGCTGGTCTGCTGTGCCTGTGTCTTATGAATTACATTAAAAGGAGATATTAAAATGAGTTATTTTTCTGAATTGGATATTGAATTACAAGAGAAGGCAGATTACAAAATGCCAAAAGAAATCTGCATCAACTCTGTCGGGGTCTGCCTTGATGATTATGGGCAGCCTGTGCAGCTTTATATTGTTGATACTATTTGGGGATGTGGTTTACTAGATGTCTTTCTTTTAAATGGGCCAGAAGATCAAGAGCCAAGAGAAGTACACAGGGATGATTTTTGGTGTCTGGCCTGACTAAACAGCCCCAAGAGAATCCGGTCTTAGACCGGGTTTTTTTGGGCCTGTTATGTAAGTGAGTGCTCACTTCTTGATGTAGGGGTCTACAAGCCATTTTTAGATGGTCAAGCCACTACCCTACATGCACAGGGCAAATGGTCTACTGTGGGCCTGATGTGGGCCTTTGTGGTGGCATGGTCTGGTTTGTGGTCTGCTGCTGGTCTGCCTGTGCTGCTGCAACCAGACAAATTAAGGGTTTACCCTTACGGGTTTTCCCCTACGTAGTAGGGGTTTATTCTGATGCGAAGTGAGTGCTTACACACATGGCATATGGCTTATATAACCAAGTGCTTAATAAAGGCCAGAAAAGTCTAAAAGCCAACTACGCATTTCGGAAAAAAAATTTAGAAGAAAAAAAATGCCTAGCTGGACTAGGCAAAAAATTTCCCTTTCCGGAAATCTGAAGAAAATACAAAAAAATTGTTTAAGCCTTCTCAAATTTTCTGACCAGATTTGCTGATGGTTTCCAAGAACCTTCGTCAATCCTGTAGGAAATCACATCTTTGCTCTGTGCTTTGTAGCCAGAAGCGTAAGCAGCCCGAGAAACTGCCAGTGCTTTAGCTTTTGTATCGAATGGCCCTTGCGAACCCCAATACCAGCCTGATTGTTTCTTAATGAGTGGCATTATTTTAGAAATCTCAACTTGTATTTGGTGGAATCTGCCAAGTCAAGCAGTTCATCCACGATGTTTTGCAGTTCACTGTCTTGCGGAAAACCGGGCATTTTGCGGTAGCTTTCGATTTGGTCACAGACATACTGAACAAGCGCCAAACCATTTTCCCCCAGAAAAAGTGCCTTTTCCGCGAAAATTATTTTCGAGTATCGGCCTTGGTATGCCTCAATAAATTTGTCTGACAGATCGTCAAGGCCATCGTAGAAATCACCCAAAGCCATATGCTGTGAGTAGCTGTCAGTGCCAAGGTGGTGGATATGCCCTGCTGTCACGCCATTGAGCAAGCACATAGCGAATTCGCCCATGACGTTTTGAGGGGCTTCTTTGATGCTGAATTTCATGGTGGATTCTCCTTCCATCATTGTATAACCGTAACGTCTTTTGACCTAGAGCGAATTTTGTTGCGGGTTTTTTCGATCATGCGCTCGTATTCTGAGCGACTGACTGATGAACGCTGAAGGTGATGCCACTCCAAAACCTCGTTTATGGCTCTTAAACCTGTACCTGTGAGCAGCATCTTACCTGTGGCTTCAAATCGCTTGGCGGCGTGTTTTAGCTCAATCTCAGCCATCATGGAGTCAGGCAGTGCTTCTGGCCCAATGCCGTTCCTTGCCATGACCTGACATATGTTGTTCATGTCTACCAGTTCTTGCCATGTGTAGACAGTAGCTTTGCCTATACGCATAGATTCGATGGCGGCAAGCTCTTTGTCTTTAAGTTGTTTAAGGCAATCGTCTGTTGTAATACCTGCGCCAGCAATGGCGTGTGCTATTGGGTTGACCAATTGATATATCTTGCGGCGACAAACCTTCCTCATGTGTTTACCTTTGCTCGGATGGCAGTGGCGCACAAGGCAAGCTCCATACCAGTTGTTTCAGGCGTTTGAGTCCAGTTCTCACACACCTTTGCACACGCCTCACGCTCATCAGCACGAACAAGGGCTTCAAAGGCTTTGAGTGCATCAGCCGACATCAGGTATTCAACATCACAGTTCTTGTTCTGTTGCGCTCGTCCACCAGCCTCACGGGCCATGTCTATCGTGTCTCTCATGGCTTCTCCCACAGTTTGTCAAAGCAAGGCTTGCAGCAGTCAAACGAACCGTATTCACCGTCTGATCCATCAATCGACATGATGGTCGTTGTTGTTTCGCAGATTTCACACTTATACGTCCCGATCTCAACGGACGTGCTTCTGCCGTAAACAGAATGTTTAGAGTCAAAGGCTGACCGCCTTGTAGCCATCCATACTTTTGCTGCTTCATCCATTTTTATTCTCCTTACATTTGTGAAATGGCATAGCCCGACCTAGCCAGCCAATAAGTTCTCCGCATTTCTGGCAGCAATATGAGGGGTATTTCATTTCATTCCTTTCAGCATCTCTGCTCTGCAATCGTTCCATCCTTCGATGTACTGGGGATGCTCACTCAGATCGGTGTGGTGTATTGCATCCGGCACTGCTGGCTGTGCTGCGGGTGGGGTGGTGTTTAACCGATTCAATAGCCATTCCATAACATTAAGGGATACAAATTCCCGTGTGTTTTCGTAAATTTCTTGCTCAAGGCTGTCTATTGTCGCCACAGGCTCCTGCACAGGTGCTGGCTGTGCAAGTTCTTCTTTTGCAAATGTCAGGGCTTGCCCCAGTTTCTTGGTCAGCACATCTTCGATCAACGGCACGACAGTTTCACGCAAGTAATCTCGCAACGCTTCTTCTTGTTTGGGAGTCATTTGATGATCCTCAGGAAAGCGCCGCATCGGGCGCACTTGTAAATAGGTTGGTTCTCGACAGGCTCCCACATGTGTTGTTTGCAGTCCATCATGTCCCCTTAGTTCCCCAATCGGGCATCTTTTCGTTGGCTGCAAGAGCCTCAAGCTCAAGGTACAAGTCGTTTAATTCATGGCTGTTAAACGTGCGGCTGCAATAGCAACCCCAAAAATAAGCTGCTTCTTCCCACAAGCAGTCTTTAAACAGCCTGTCCCGCACAAAAGCGCCGGGGCTGTTAGGCATGTACAGCTTTTTGCTGTCTTCAATCTCGGCTCTCATAGCCGCTGCAATGGCTGTGTAGTTCATTTTTGTCCTATCTTGTTTAGTGTCCACTCAAGCAGTTCTTGCTGAGTGATTCCATAATATTCCACAAAGCCTTTTGTCCCCAATCCGTGTATACCCTTATTGCCACGATGATGTTCTACGCATAGGCCCATCAAAGTTAAGTAACTTCCACGCCCCCAACCCCCTGCTCTTAGGTGGTGTAACTCCACTGGCCCCGGCTCATGGTCGCCATGCAAGTGATGGCACAGCGCACAACCAAGGCTTGCTACTTTGCCTTTGTGAATAATTTCAGCGTTCTTCAAGCGTCACCCCGTTAGTGTTGGCCCAATACAACAACCACTCAGTAAAGCTGATGGCTTGCTCTTTGGTAAACCGTCTGCTTTGCAGTCCTAGCTGTACTATCCGCAAACCGTCAATGCTTGGCATCACTTTGCTGACAGATGCTGACTCTCCGTTCTCATGCGCCCATTGGTCAATCAGGTATCGTTTCCACGATTCTGGCGTCCACCGACTGCCATGCAGCTTTGACTGTTTGGCAATCTGATTGATGATTGCGTGATAAAGACGTTCTTGTTCACGGCTTTTCATGTCTGGTGTCATAGAACCCCAATCATGCGTAAAGCGTCTTCAGGGCCATCAATGCGGTGCAAGCCACCACCTATCCAATTTCCAAAAAAGTCTTGCTGTAGCCTCGTTAAAGCCTTTTTAGGGCCATCCTTGATCTCAACCAAGTATGTCTGACCGTTGTAGCCAACTAAGAGGTCAACAGGTAGGCCAATAATCCAGATGTAAGCGCCAGCACCTCTCAGTGCAGATACGATTTGCGCCTGATTTGCGTCCACACGGCTTGCGTATCTCATAACGGCGAATCCCCTGCGTCCTCACGCTTTTGCTTTTCGTACTCTTGGATTTGCTTGCGTGTCCAAGGTGTTGGGCCTGATGGTGGTGGGAAGGGCCAATTATTCATTCCAATTCTCCGTTTTGTAGTCTTGTCATGTAATCACGAATCCTTGCTACAGAACCCGTGCCGTACTTCTTTTCTAACCATTCCATCCTGACCTGAGTCAGAACTTTTTGTTTGGTCACTTGGTAAGTGCAAAGCAATACCCTTGCTTCGCCCAACTCAATCTGGTATCTGTCGCCAGCGTCTTGTATTTGTCTGCGTGTCATGTGTAAGGCCAAAGCTGAACTAAACCCCACTTCATCTTGGGGTACTTGCAAACAACCTTGGTCTTTTGCAGACGCTGGATGCTGGCCCACACTTGCTTTGTTGTCCAGCAAGTGATTTCTTCAATCTCCTTGCTAGACAGTTCCCCGTGTTCCAACAGGCGTTTAAGTGCGTAAGGTCGTTTCATTTGTAACCTCTTTTCATTTCTTCAAGCATTTGCCTTGCCTTGGCTTTAGCTATCTCAGTGGCAGCAATTTCAGCTTGTGTGCGCTGCTTGGTGATCTGAGGAACAGGCTTAGCAGGTATTTGTGGGCCAGCGTTGCAAAGGTTGCGAAACTTAATTGCGCTTGGAACAAAGTTGCCGTCAAGATTGTCAATGGCAAAGTCCATGCTTGGTCTGTATGTCAGGAAGTTGCCAAGTTGCTTCTTCCACTCTTGCCGAACAAGCTGCGGATCAACCTCGTCAAAGTGTCTGGCAAAAGAAGAACCAAAAATAGCCATCATTCGGCCAAAGATGTAATCAAGCCCGTCATCAGGCTTGCAAAAATCAGTTTCCAAGTAAACGGACATTGTTGTCTCCTCCGATAAGGCCACGGGTAAGGCCAGAAATAACCTTCTTGTTCATTTGACCAGTCTTGCTCATGCTCTGTTGGTCAGGCTTAACCCACTCAGCTTTCAGCCCTTGTGAGCCTCTGGTACACCACTCAATCAAAAATTGCTCTAAAGGCCAGCCAAGTTTGTTGGCTTCTTGCCTTGCACCGTTAACCACAGTTTCGGTAACTGATGCCTTCTTTGACTTTCTGAGTGACAACCAATCTTGCCAAACCTGTTCTGCAACATCAGAAGGGCAAGCAACGCTAGTTGCGTTCTCTCTCTTTGGTTTATGGTTATTGGTTATTGGTTCTTGGTTAGGGTTATTTTGGCTTTGATCTGGCAACCCAGAAATAACCGACTGGGTTTTCTTTGGCCTACCACCACGCTTACCATTAACCTTATTTGTCTCTGCTTTACCGTGATATTCACGTATTTCCAATTCAATACGTTTGTGGGTATAGCCTTTTTCTGTTTTTTGAAAGAAGTCTGACAAGACATTTTCAAGAAAAATTAAATCGTCAGAACCCAAGCGTAACCGTCTGGAAACCACTTGGGTTTCTAAAGAAATTGGTTGTTCGTCAAGGTAATACCAATCAATTAACTGACGAAAAATTCCGTGTTCAATTGTTGAAAGATGACCCGTATCTTTCCGATAGTCGGCAATGTTAAATTTGTAATAGTGCATTTCTGCATCCTCGCAACCCTCCAGAAGAAACGCACGGCAGGTGGGAGGTTCACTTTTTAGCAGAGTAGCTACTCTCTGCCTAGCCGGGTTTCATAAAACTATACCACCACTTAAGCCCTGCTGTAAATAGTGATCGGGTTGTTGCCTTGATACTTCTGTTGCAACTGCGCCAGTTCTTGCTTCTTAAACACTACTGATGGCCCACGCCAATTAAACGCATTGCCTGTTGACTTTGCTTGTCCATCATCCCAAGCATCAGAGTTTTCTTGTTGCTTTTGGGCAACATAGGTTTTCCCGGTTAGCTTGTGATGGTAGGCGTACTTGCCGTTGCTTTGCATTACCTTTGCAACGCACACAATGATGCCATCTGCAACCAGTGCGTCTTTAATTCCCGCTGCTGAGTCTAAATATTTGCCTGTCATGCGCTTGGTGATCGTTCTATGGCTTACAGGGCCATTCTCAAGCTGTTTTAAGTAGTAGAGTTTTGCTGGTAACACAGTGTTAGTTCCTTCTTCGTGGTGAGTTCAATGGCCCGAGCTAAAACAGCAACGGTAGCTGCTTCAAAGTCGCCGGGATCGGGAGTGTACTGCTTGACAGCTTGGATTGCAGTAACGCAAAGCTCCTGTGCTGCGGCAGTTTCGTGGTGGTCTGGTGTGTTCATGCTGGCAAGAGTATCATTGTTGACCCGGTTGTCTATTAGGGTTTGTCCTAATGTTTTTTTTGTTGATGCGTCATAAGATAAAGGCTCAACAAGACAGGAGTTCAAATGAAAATTACGTTGTCCCGCGCTGAAGTCGAGAAAATTGTTCTTGACTACGCAAACAAGATGGTTGAAGGCTACGGCTTTAATGAAGTTGTAGCTGACTCATACCGTCATCTTCCAGATAGCATTACGTTGGTTCGATCAGAGCCAAAAGAGGTGCAAGAATGACTACATTCCAAATTCGTTGCAAAGCCCGTGAGTTGTTTAAAACTTACGATGCGCCACCACAAGTCATTCAGCAGTACCAACGCAAGTGGGTGCGTTCTGTTATCCAGCTTGGCCCTAACTGGCTGTTGGCTCAACCTGTAAGGAAAGTAGCATGAACGTCTATCAAAAACTTAATGATGCTCGTCATAAGTTTCACAGCACTGAACTGAAAAAGTCAGGCCACAACAAGTTTGCTGGCTACAAGTATTTTGAACTTGGAGACTTTATTGTTCCAGCACTAAGCATCTTTGATGAAGTTGGTTTAACAAGCATTATTAGCTTTGGCAAAGAGTCTGCTGATATGCGGATCATTAACACTGACAAGCCAGAAGAAATGATTGTGATTGAGTCTCCCATGTCGGAAGCCAATCTTAAAGGCTGTCATCCCGTTCAGAACCTTGGCGCTGTGCAGACCTACATTCGCAGATACCTGTGGGTTGCTGCGCTTGAGATCGTAGAACACGATGCGCTTGATTCGTCTAAGCCTGTAGAAGACAAAAAAGTCATCATCACACCATCGCAAGGTATTGCAGACACTATTCCTCCAGAGGAAATGCAGTACCTTCAGGAATTAGCGATTGATCTAATCGCTAACGTGGCTGAAGGAAACCCAAAGCAAGCCCTTGACAGGCTTGACTCTGAGAATCTTGAGGCTGATCAAAAGGTCGCACTGTGGTCATTGCTGGATAGCAAAACCCGGTCGGCTATTAAAAAAGCAAAGGAATGAAAATGCAATACGACAACAGCAATCGCGGAGCCATCTTTAAAAACGATGACAAGCAACAAGACAATCATCCAGACTACAAAGGCAGTCTGAATGTTAATGGTGTTGACATGTGGGTGTCAGGATGGCTTAAAACAAGCGAGAAGACAGGCAAAAAGTTTATGAGCCTGTCAGTCAAGCCAAAAGAAGATAGGCCCGTTAAACAGGCTTTAAGCCCTAAACGCCTTAATGTTCAATTTGATGATTCAGACGCACCCTTTTAACTTGGAGAAACTATGACTTTTAATCTTGACGCAAATGAAGCCGCTTTTATTGTCCGTGTTCTTGGACAACTGCCAACAGAATCTGGTGCTTTCCCGCTACACCAGAAACTTGTTCAACAGTTTAAAGAACAAGAGACAGACGCTGAAGTAATGCAAGTTGGCGGTACTGATTAACTTATTGGAAAATTAGCAATGTTATTGTCATTCAATAATGTTGCTAACATCCATAACTTAGGACAAGACATGGAATACGCAAACAAGTTTAAAGAGTTTTTTGACATCAAGTTTCCCCGTGTTCGGGCAACTGATCCTGTTGAATCGTTTAAAGCAGCAGACTCAGTTGAGAACATGACTGCAAAGCATTGGAATCTTATTTCTGATTGCCTAAAAGAACATGGGCCACTTGGAAAAGATGGTATTGCAGGGTTAACTGGCCTTGATGGAAATCAAGTTGCCCGGCGCATGAACGAAATGAAAGTTATGGGCATGGTGTTCCTAACAGGCAAGACAGTCAAATCAAACTCAGGTCGTAACGAAAGAGAATGGACAGTATGAAAGAAACGCAATCGTTTGGCATGACAGAATTTCAGGTCATGCAATGGGCTGCTGCTCGTGGTATCTACGAGAACGGCACAGCATTGGGTCAAGCCAAGAAAACAGTAGAAGAAGCAAATGAGTTGTTTGCTGCTGTTACTGCCAATGACCGTGCGGAGATTGCTGATGCTATTGGTGATGTGATGGTCACCCTAGTCAACGTAGGTGTGCTGTGTGACCTAGATGTTCGTCAATGCTTCTATAACGCTTACAAGGTCATTGAGCATCGCAAGGGCTACATGAACAAAGACGGTCAGTTTGTAAAGGAGTCGTAATGCCATTTACTGTTTCAGTATCTGCACTTGACAAACAAGTATCAGGTAACCACTACAAAGACAAAGGCATCCAGCCTATCGTTTACATTCACGCCAACAATCTAGGCTTTTGTGCCGGGAACGTGGTGAAGTATGTAACTAGGTACAAAACCAAAGGCGGCGCTGCTGACATACGCAAGGCCATTCATTACTTAGAGTTGTTGCTTGAGTTGGAATACAAAGATGACACCCCTGCTGCCTGATGTTTGTCGGTGTGAACCAGTGTTCCCTGATAACTACTGCAAGAATTGTCGGCGTTGGCTTAGTCACCCTGAACAAGTAATTAGCCCACGCACTTTGGTTGTGAATGTAGAGACAAGCGCATCAGAGGCTTGTGCCTACATCCCGGTTAGTTTTCAAGAACGTCCAAAACGTGTTTGATGTGCTTTAAGCGATCCTCTAAGCCGATTGTGCCGCCATTGATCTTCTTAGTCATGGCGACATAATCTTTTGCATCAGCCTCTTTGTTTAGGCCACGTTTATTCCAAAACCATGCCGCGCTTAGTGCTGCGTATTTTGGCGACAATAGAAGGTCAGGCGAATGAATGAAATCTTCACTCAAAGCATCACCACACAAGGTGTAGTTATCTTTGCCAGTCAACTGGATCAGGCCACGGCCTTTGTAGAGGCTACCTTCCTCAGTTTCTTCGGTTCCATTCCCCATACGACCACCGTATACCTTGTTTGCGATCTTGTCGGGATTGCGGTGATACGGTTGTGCTGCCTCAAGATTAGGAAATCTGCTAGGCCAGACACGGCATAAGGCTTCCGCTGAGTAGTTCAAGTTTTCTTGCAGGGTCTTAAAGTTGCCTGATTCGTGAGCGCATTGACCAATGAAAGCAGCCATCCGCAGTGGCGTGTTGATTTCATAGCGTTGCATAGCCTCATTTAAAGGCTCTAGCCAATCGTCATCAATGTGCAATTCTTTAAGTTGTTCAGCAGTAATCACTTAGATGCTCCAGATTTAGAAAGCAAATCGGTCTTGGCTTGTGAACCAGCAGACGATCCAAAATAGTAGGCAATGATGCCCGTCCACGCCGTACCCAAGCTGCCAAGCATCATCAAGATTGCAGGGTTGCTGCTGTCAATTTGGTTGAAGAACATCATTACCATAATGCCAAAGAAGCCTATAGTCACAGCGCCAGCCAAGATAGGCGGCATCATGCTTCTGGTGGTGGCTTGCATCTCCCGTGCTGACTTGCGGTCTTCCACTTCTAGCTTTTCAAAGTTAAGGCCAAGTTCTTGCGCTTGCTTTTGAAGTTCAATTTCAGCAATTTTGACCTGTGCGATTTGTTCTGCCGACAGCTTGTTGTTGCTAATCATATCGCCAACCTTGTCAGGGTCAACGCCAATAGCTTTTGAGATAGCCGACACAGCCATACCCGCTAGTGGGCCACCCATTGCAGTAGCGATTGTCGGTGCGATTTGTTTAAGCCAATCCATATCAATTACCCCTTTTGGTTAGCATTGCGCTGGCGATCTCCAGCATGAATTTTACTTGCTCAATGTCTTTTGGCGGCTCTGTCCAGCCGACAGTGACTTGCCCGACAAAACGATGCGAGTCTGGCGGTACGCTGACCCGGCAGGTAAACGTCACGCCCTTCTCTAAGTACCACAGGCCAACCTCAGACTGAGCGTAACGGTAGTCCCCACAAGGTATTTCATTGGTCATCAGCTTGACCACATCCGAATTGTTGGCTGAGTTTTGCGAGAACAGACCCACATCAATGTCCTCAATCGTCTTGTCCCTGCCGTCCTTGGTATAGGCCCGGTACAGCACCCGGCTGTTGAACAAAGGGTTGACCTTGAACACCGCCACCACGGTTGCACCTGTCTTTTTGAGCAGCATCGAACTGGCGTCGTCGGCTCGGTTCGTGTTGATCTCTGGCAGCTTCTTCGACTCTTTGTAGGCGTCCAGCATAAAGGTCTGGTTCTGCCACAGGAAGTAGCCTGAGAACGCCACCACGCCCATGATAAGGATGGCAAATAGTTTAAACGGCGAGTCCACATACCCGAGCACCTTGTCTAAGGTTGAGTTGGCGTTCAGCTTATCGTCACTCATTTTTTGATATACATCATGTAGATGTAGACCCCGTAAACAATCAGCGCAGAGAGAATTACCGAGGCCACCCCAAGCACCACGTACTCAATCATTTGCTCCATCTTGGCTTTGCGAATCCTGATGGCCTTGATCTCAGCTTCCTTGGCTTCCCTGCGCCTACGGGCAGCGGCTGCTTGGAACTTCTGCCAATCACCCCACATCCCCGGTCTGCCAGCGTAGACCATTCGTTCACGCAGTTCAACTTCTTGAGCGTTAAGCTGCTCCAGCGCCATGAATTCTTCTATGTCGCTGCCGCCGCCCTTTTTGGTGGCCTTCTCTTGAATCGCTGCTTTGTTGTCAAAGTAGTCAAACACCCGTGAGCCGAGCGCAGACAGTTCTTTGCCGTTAGCCAGAGCGCCTTTTATTACAGCAAAGGCAGCGTTCGCTGCGGCAAGTTCGGCAATCATCGCAGCACCTCAACAAACACTTTGGCGCACCAAACCACCAGCCCACAAAGAAGGGCCGCAGCGATGAAGCTAACGGCCCAGTCTTTCACTTAAGAATCCACACCGCAGAAAAAATTGTCCCAGCCATGCTGATTAGCATCAGCCCCGCCGTCTTCAGCATGATGGCCTCGATGCGCTTGAGCCGCGCATTGATTTGGTCGTATCTGATGGCACAAACTTCTTCGTGAGTCGATAGCCGAGCGTCAGTCTTGTCAATCGTGGTCATCTGCTTTGACCTCTGCTTTTGCTTGCTCTTGAATCTTGACAATCAGAGGCCACACGCCAGATTTCGCTGGCATCTCACCCAAGACCTGCAAAATGAATTGCACTTCGTTTGGCTCAAGGTTCAAGTTCATGCTTGACCCCACGGAGTTCCAGTGGCTGTCACAGGGTTCTTCTGCAACTCAATGTTCTGAGCCAGAGCAGCTTCGGTAGCGTCTTTTGACACACCGCTGTCCCAGACCCACTGCAAAACTTCTGCTTCTGTAACGTCAGAATACGGGATCGTGGGACTGCCATCGGCCCATGAGCAGGTTGAATAGATGGAGGCTGTGTAGTCGCCATCTACGGCAGAGGCTGTCCAGTGGGCTTGAAAAATAAACTTGTCAGAGGTCTGATAGTTTGTTTCTGTGATCGTCCAGTTATAAGCGATAGTCATTTTGAGTTTCCTTTTTCAGGTTCCAAGGTAAGGCGGATTGATGAATCACCACTGAGGTGCTGGTTTTGACAAGGGGAACATCGTCAATTCTGTTTTGCTTGCTACGGTTATATTTTGCCGTTGTTACCATCAAATTCCAAGGAACATGCAATCCGCAAGCGTTTTTAGCCCTTAGCGGAACGATGTGGTCAACGTGCAATTGAGCGCCAAACGTCTTGCTCATATCCCGCACGCAAGCGTATATGGCCCGTATCCGACCCTGTACAACAGCGTCATCACGGTAAATGTTTGCTTGGTTAACCCTGCGGTGTCGCACGCCGTTATTTTTGGCGTTTGATTTGCGTCTAGATTCAACGGCGCAAGTTGCACAAGAGTTGTTGCAAGAGTATCTGGTTTTGTTACCGCAAATCCTGCATGAAACACCCTCAAAAAACATAGCTCCTTGGGCTAAGGCGGCTTTCCGCAAAAGGTACTCTGGCGTATCTTTTCTGGTGCGTATCCCCTTTTTTGCCTCACTTGCACAACACCTTGGTACATGCCCAAGTATATGAATCATGGCGGTCATTGAAATTTCGCCATGTGTTGGACATGTAATGGTGATTAATTTTTTTGTAGTAATAAATTTTGTTTTTGAATAGTCATATTTGCCGCCATGAGCTTGCGTTGCCCTAGCAACAAAATCTTCTTGCGTCATGCCAACAAAAAGCTTTTTCATTTTATAAAGCCTGTTGCCACATCGTAGTTTGTGGTTGAGATCGTCCAGTTAAATGCGATGGTCATGATGAGTCCTTTCAGGGGTTAAATGTTTGCTGCTGCAAGGCGAGCACGGAGGGATTGAATTTCAGCCCACATCACAGGGATAAGGGCGCTTGCGTCCATTTGCTGATACACGGGGTTGCCATCAGCATCCACAGCGTCTTTCTCACCCGTGTGAGCGTAAGCAGGGACTTCGTGAGCAATAAACATTGGGCGCTCTTGTGTTGCGCCTTTCATCTTGCCCATGTAAACAGGCACAGAATCAATCAATGCACCGCTGTCGGTTACAGGGCCGATGATGTCTTTGGCTCGGTAGTCAGACGTTACGTTGTAGGCGACAAGGCCAGCAGTGCGGTTGTATGAGATTGAGCCTCGTGAAGTTGCAGAAGTCTCAGTGAAAAACTGATGGAATACGTTATCGCCTGTTGTGTTTGCGTGCCATGCAACTGCACACTGAGCAGTGGCTGTACCACTGCTGTTTTTAAACAGAGCAGCAGAAGCTGCTGCGGCTTGTTCAACTACAAGTTTGTCTCCACCACTCGTAGTCCCCACCAACAGATTTCCGCTGGAGTCAATACGGGCGCGTTCGGTGTTGTTTGTGTAAATTCCAAGCGTGTTATTGTTGGCAAGACCAAGTGAGGCGCTGCCAGAAACGCCATTGCGGATGAATTGAAGCGAATCCCCAAAATCACCAACGCGGTCAATTGTGGCACTAATGGCTGCATATGCAGAAGTGTGCAGCTTGGTAGATGGAGATGTAGTCCCCACCCCCAAATTCCCACTAGCATCCAGTGTCATTGCTTGGGTGAAGCTAATAGCGTCACCTGCTGTGCCGGAGGGGGCGTTAAACCACTGGTGTTGACCAGTGATCTGTCGATAACTTGCCGCCGCCGCCGTTGTCTTATATCTATTCACATAAGAGGTATCGACATAGGAGTTTGAGGCAAGCGTAAAAACTGGTGTATCGGTTTGTGAAAACAACGAACAACCCAGTGGCATTTCAAATACTTTGTATGACGCCGTATTCCAAGCACTCGGAGTAACCCCCAAGCCGAGGTTGCCGGAGGTGTCTAGCACAACCCGCTGTGCCGCAGCAGCACTGTCGTAAATTGCAAAATTGCCACCAGTAACCATCCCCATTTGATAGGTTCTGGATGTTTCTGCGGAGGCTTGGAATGTCAAGGCATATCCGGCAGCGTATGTATTTGTGTCAACTCGTGCCGACCCAAAAACATGAAGCTTGTTGGCGGGCGAACTCGTCCCAATACCGAGGTTGCCGGAAGAGTCGAGGGTAAGGCGGGTTGCTGCCGCTACCAAATCATAAAACTGGAAATTAGCCCCGGTTCCATTAGAACCGACGTTAGTTCCAATCAAATACAAATCCGCGTTGCTCTGATTCCCCGCAAAACGAATTGCCGTGTTATCGGTTGAGTTTGAATTTTTCAATCTCAAAACCGTTGGTCCACCTTGGGCGTCAACCTTATACCCCGGCGAACTCGTCCCAATACCCAGACCTGTGCTGGTCAGGCGCATACCTTCTGTGACACCACCTCCAGCGCCGAATGCAATAAAACTTTCAGAAGCAAGGGCCAATGCAGCATTACTATACAAAAATTGCCTGTTTGGGCTCAAAACACCATAAGGTGTATATCCTGTTCCAATGGTTCCAAAAGTGGCAACTGCTGTTCCATTTGAACTTTGGAAACCAGCCCATGCGCTAGTTCCTGAATTGCTATTGGTCACTTGCATCAATGGAGTTTCAGAATTTGAATTCCGAGAGTTTTGAAGCGTTGTCCCATCAAACGTCAGCGCAGACCCAGTGGTCAGGACTTTGGAGCCGTTGAGGTAGGTGACTCCGTTGGCTGTGCCGCCTGACAGGGTGACAGCGCCAGAGGCTGCAAGCGTAGTCACACCAGCTACCGCGCCAGCGTCACTTACAGTTACCAAGCTGTTCTGAATCAGCTTGCCCGTAGTGCCATCAAAACGAGCTACAGCATTGTCTGTAGACGATGCTGGCCCATCTACATCACCATCACCCATAGGGCCAACTGGCCCCGGTATGCCGCGATCCAGAATGACCGTTGTGTTTGGCGTTGGTGTTACTTCAAGAACAAGGTTGTTTCCGTCTTGCACGACTACTTGTATTGGCCCCATGATGATTCCTTAAATGTTGGTGATGCCATCAGAACGGACAAGGAACATCAAGAAGATAATTAAATCATCCTGTGGCGTTCCTCCGACTGCCGGGAAACTGACTTTGACTCGACCGCTAAAGCACACAGGGTCAACCAAATCAATTTGCAATCCCGGATCACCAGCAATAACAGACCATGCAGTGTCATCAAGTACAACAGTAAAACTACCAGTGCCATCCACACGATTAGAAATTGTCAAATTAATCGTAGTCGGTGTCGGCGTGTAATTTCCAATGTCAAAAGACAATCCCGTTCGAGTGTCCTGTAGATTGGAAACGGTTCGCCTAACAATCTGTGCGCTGATCGTAGCGCCAGTTAAGTTGATAGGCGTAGCTGGAAGCGTTGCGGTCGTTTTGAGCGCAAGGTTCCAATAGGTTTGTTGGTTGTAGACAAGTTCACCAGACAAAAGCGGGGAATCGAAGCCACTGACTTGGCTGATGACGTTCTTAGAAAACACTGGCATAACAGTTCCCTGTACTCAGGTTTAACGCTCCCCATGTACTCACGGGGCTACGGGTCTTGTCATGTCTTGTTGAGATTATCTCACTATTTATTACCAGCGCAACAATACAGCACCAGCACCACCGCCACCACCACCGCCACCAGAAGTACCTCCGCTGCCGCCAGAACCTCCTGAAGCGCCGCTAGGGTTACTGCCACCAGCCCCACCTGCACCTGATGAAAGACTGGAACTACTGCCTCCATTGCTACCTGCTGTACCGTTAAAAGCAGCACCACCAGCACCGCCAGTACCAGCAAAATAAGCCGCACCACCCCCGCCGCCACTAGCCCAACCAGCGCCACCACCGCCACCGCCATAATAGACATTAGAACTTTCAACAATTGCACCAGCAGCGCCAAAATTTCCACCAAACCCCGCAGTTTCTCGTATAAAAGAAGTTGTAACAGTTGCAGTTGCACCCGTGCCACCGCCACGACCACCAGTTGCAGATACAAAACCACCAAACGATGATGTGCCTCCGGTTGCTCCAGAAACGGGTGTACTAGAAGAACTACCATTACCGCCGTTGCCGCCAGAACCAACAGTTACTGCAATACTTGCGCCGGGAGTTAAACCTACAACTAACACTTCTTGAACTAACGAATTTCCACCAACTTGAGCGCCAGCATCTGTTGCGCCACCTTGCCCACCGCCACCGCCACCAATGACAGTTGCATATACGGCAGTCACCCCTGCTGGCACAGTAAATGTTCCACTTGCCAAAAACAATTGCTGGAAATTTCCAACAGGTAGGCTTACTGCGCCTGTGGCACTATTAACGCTAGTAACACCGCCGTTTGCCGCAGTAGTTGCATTGGTTGCATTGGTTGCGTTTGTTGCCGTAGCTGCGTTACCAGAAATGCTGATGCCCCATGTACCAGAAGCATCGCTACCAGTTCTTGTCGGCACGTTAAGGTTTGTTCTTGCAGCAGCTTCAGTAGACGCTCCAGTACCGCCATTGGCAATAGGTACAGCGTTTACAAGGCCATCAGTAGCGTCTAGTTGACCTGCTGTGTTGAGGTTGTTTGCAAGTTGCGATAGGTTAAAGGCTTGAGTCATGTTGTGTCCTTATGCTGCGCCATCTCGGGCAAAAGTTTGTTGATTCAGAAGGGTTAAATTGTTGTTAAATGCTGTGGTCAAAATGTAATTTGCCGAACTCGCAGTGTAGTCATATGACGCACCTTGTGCAAGTAAAGCACCATTGGCATAGATTTCCAATGACAACGGATTGCTTGTAAACGGATATGTTGTTTGACCTGCTGTTGAGTATGCAGTGACGTTAACCACGTTTGACGCTGGCACGTTCAAGTTGTTTGGCGCAAACAAAATAACAGTCATGTTTCCTGTCAAAGGCGCAGGAAATCCATCAATTGCAAGTCCGGTGATGTTGTAGTCAATCTCATTAATTTGAAGACCATTTACATAAATTGATTCAGCACCATTTTGAATTGCCCATAGTGTTGGAGTGTATGTTGTGGCAGAACTTAGGCTCACGCTATAGCGACTAAACGGAGCATAGCTAGAACCAGCCGCCCGTGCAATAAACACTTGATTGCCAGCAGTTGCGCCAGCAATGGTGGTGGTAAACGTAATCACCTTTGTTGTGGTGTTTATGCTTTGGACAGCATATTGCGTTGGTGTTCCTGTATCTGTAAAAGTTAGATTGTCTCCAACATTTATGATTTGCCAAGGAGCATTGTTATATGTAATTGTGTTGCTTGTGCTAGACGCAATTGTCATGTTGGTTTGAACATACGATGCAGCAGTGCTAACCCCACGCATATAAAATACAACGATAACTTCACCAGCAGCGCAAGCTGTTGCCATAACAACAGTAGTTGATGTTTCAGAGTATTCGCTTGTGTCCAACAAAACACCATTTCGGAACACTAGAATCCAACCAACAGTATGCGTATTGCTAAATGTAGTTTGTGCAGCAGTGGCTGTATATACAGTTTCTGTATAAAAGAATTCATCCTGTTCTAAGAATCCAACGACACGCCCATAAACGTCTACAGTCAATGTAGCAGCAGTAAACGATTTTGTATAAATACCAGAGCCAAAATTCAAGAACTGTTGCAAGTTAACTCGCATTTGTCCACTTGTATTATTGGTAATAGACAAAAACCCATCGTTCTGATTTGGGCTAGAAAATCCATTAATAATAACTTGACCAGTTGATTGGTCTAAGTCAATAAAACTTTGAACTCCACCAGACGGGTCAATAAGTCCTGACCAAACTGTTGAATCATAAACAGATGTTTCGCTTGGAACAAATGAACCACCAAGGTTAACGTATCCAGCATTGCCTACAGCAAAGCTAAATTTCCTGTTGCTACGGTTGGCATACAACAAATAATTATCAGCAGATGTTCCAAAATTTACGGGTGACAAGTACCATTTGTAAAGTGTTGGGTCTGTGCCGCCGTTTGCAGTTACGTTGTTATACAAACCGTAATATGCTTTGTTTCGAGGGCTAAAGCTAAAACCAGATGTGCCTGTTGCATTATCCGCATAGGCAACAGCAATGTATCTGTCTACATATTGGAATGTCGTTGGCCTCCAAGCAAAGACAGTGCTTGCTGGCGAATACTCGCTGTTGGCAATTGGATTGACCAAGCGAGAAAACAGATACCAATTACCTGCTGGAATTGCAAGGTTAACTGTTGGCAATGTTTGACCAACAGCAAAAGGCACACCGTTGCTTGGCAGAGATGTTGTGCCACCTAGCAGTATTTGCGTTGCCGTAGGTGTTGAAAACGCTGAATACCAAATCTCGGCATAGGTTGCAAAACTGGCAGTACCCATAGAAGGCTGCACGTTAAAGCTAGGAACAACAGCAGAAGGGAAGCTAGAAGCCACTGTAGGCGCTGGAATAGGGCCAAAGTAGGATGGGTCAGGTAGGTCTGAATTAGGGGCTGGAATGTACTTTGTAATGTCTTGATCGTCATACACTTGCGCGTTGTATTCGTTTAACTCAAACGATGCGCCAAGATTACCATCAGGCAAAGACACTTCAGACACCCGCATTACCCTGAACGGCTTGTTTGTCCAGCCATAAGATGAGTTGGTTACAGTCACCACATCGCCAGCATCAACTTGAATGCCAACATATGCTGTGCTGAAACTCACAATCAGGTCTTCACGGGCTTGCTCAAGAATTCGAG